CTTTTCTTCATTACTGGATTCCTGAAGGGCGGAAGAATTGCCTTTGGAGATGTCAAAGTTAATCTCGGCGGGGTCGATTTGATAAATAGCACAAGCGACGCGGATCAGGTAATGCATCCATTGTTCAAACTCCATCTCTCGGTTAGATTGAGCAAGGGATACCCACTTAACTTCATCTGCCATACCAATAATGGGCGGACGAAAAGCGTTACGGGAGTTGGTGAGTTGACTAAACCACTGACGTTTAAAGCCTTCAAGCTGACCTCGGGAGATATTGTCTCCTTTGATATGCAGAATACCTTTAGTGCCGATGCCTTGGGTAAAGAAGTTTCGGTTGTGTGCTTCAGCGTAAAGGTGGGCAGTAACTACTTGCAAAAGTAGCTCCAGCTCTCCCGGAGAATAACCGTTATCATCAGGATCTACCGTAGGAGTAGCGGGTTCAAAAATAAGGTCGTCTTCGGTAAACGCAGCTACGATCTTGCCACGAACTACTTGAACATATCTAAACGGTTTTTTCTTATCAAAGTGCTTTTCAGCTCTGCTGCCCTCGTCCATAAACTGGGAGAGGTTTTTAAGCTGCATTTCAGCGGAACGCTCGGAAACGTACTTAATCGTACCAGCACTGACTGGGTAAAAATGGTGAAGTTTATCCCCGCTGCGAGTTGGAACCAGCTCTACTGCACCGTAGTTATACACTAGGCGATCCCAAATTACAGCTTTTACGAATTTATCAAAGTCCCAGCGTTTATAAGAGGTGTCGGTTTCTTCCGCAGGCATTCCGCAGTGAAGAATGAACTTTTCAATCTTGGCCAAATCTTCTGCTTCTTCGGCTTTTAGTTTAGCTCGTTTTTTTTCAAGCTCAAAATGAAGAGCCGTCTTCTCTTCCTCTGACAATTCAGGGTTGGCTAGTTTTAGCTTATCTTCTTCTGAAATATCAACGGGAACCTTGGAAACTACTTTCCAGCCGGAAGAGTAGCGATCTTTTTGAGGCTTACAAAAAGGTTCGGCCTGAGCAATCCGAGTATTGATAATAGAAGTAATGATGGAATCTTTTCTGGCCATGTTCTTAAGAACACCAGGCCCCACCATGCTAGATTTTTCTTTCCAGCCATACTGCTCGTTCGCTGCAAAATCAAGTTCTACAACGGATTTACGTTCCATTCCTTGATCTTCTTTGGCAGTCGTAGTCTTGGCCTTCTCAATGTAAGAATCAAGATACGCTTCACTTGCTTGAATTACCTTGTTAAATATGCTCATTCTAGCTCCAGTATATCATTAAATTTATTTGAAAAATACCGCTACCATCAAAACAAAAACCAGAAATCAGAATCGTCCTCTTCCTCTGTAGGCTTGTCTTTATCTGCGATTTCTTTTCGATTATCGTAAAACTTTGAATTGCCTACAAAATCTGCAAGATCCTGAGCTGTAGGCATTAAAACTTGATTACCCGCCGCATCCTTGGTAGCCGGAGTTTGGTCGTCGTCTTCTTCTGAGGCGTGCCCGATATAAATTGGACTTGTCTTGTCAAACTGGTAAATTACAAGACCTATTGCCATACAATAGTCGTCGTGTGAATTTTGAGCGGCCTCAATCTTAATTGATCCCGAGCTTGTTTTTTTCTCTCTTAGATCTTTAAGATGCTGCACTGCAGTAGTATTGTGAACCATTCGTAAGTTTCTAGAATTTAAGGAAATTTGCAAAGAATACATAAACTTCATTTTGGATGAATGAGACATCGTGAACTCTTTTAGAGTACATTTCTCGGTTGTAAAATAAGGCTTTAAAGCCCCAAAACCGTATTGATCTCCAATACAGAAGGAAACCCTGTATTCTTTCATATACTTACATATCTCAGGAACGACTACTTTCGGATCCAAGTCTTTACCATCGGAGCCTTGCCAGTGAACAAGAAGGTCTGTATAAACTTTTTCTTGCTTTTCTTTAGTGGCGTGGTCCAAGACATACTCTTTATGTCCTATTGCAAGCGTCCAGAGGTCGTTTCTTGAGGCGTAGTCCATGGCAGCAACGTAGCGATAGCCTTTTTGATAATCGAGCTTCTCAACGCCTTTAATAACGCTTTCATCAATAAGCGCGGGATCTAGATAAGAAGACTCTGAAGCGGTGTATTGCGCCCCGTACTCTCTGTTGAAGTAATTAAGGCCTTTTCTCTTTTGTTTATTAAGATACTTGACTGAAATCGTAGGGTTAGAGTACCAGGTGGGCACTTGAAGGTGCAAAATATCCGGATCTTCTCTATTTTCATAATCCCCATACATAAGTCCAGATTGGCCGTTGGGGGATGAAATTTTGAGAACAAGCGCCATACCTTCAACAGTTTGAAACTGAGAAAGAGCGGGAGCTAAAGCCTCATAAATACCTCTATCGGTATTCTTAATGTCGTTACCTTCGACTCCGAAGAAACAATTTTCGTCCAAAATAGCGAACGGAACTGCCATGCCCCGTAGTTTTGATACGTCCGCCGCCATCACTTTAATAATAACTTTGTTGGTGAGCTTAATTACTCCGCCCGTAATCCGGGAAGGGGTGTCCAAATCTTCTTCTGAGTATTCGTCTTGGAAGCGCTCAACGTTACCATCAAGAAACGTTTTGAAAAGCCAAGGAGATCTTAAAAAGAAATTCCGAATAGCAGCATAAACTTCGCCTGCTTGTTCTTTTGTAGCAGAAACAATAGGGATAGTAGCGTGCGGAGAGGTGCCTAAGTAAGGCAAGTAGTCAAACTGCGTGGCATAGTAAATCGCAAGTCCAGCACCTAACGTGGTGGATTTTCCTGAACGTCTTCCACTACATAGCGACGCATCTGAATAGTGAGTAGGAGTATAATAAGTTTTGCCACTGAAGTATTTGAACATCTCCACTTCATTGGCAAATCCACGCTCTTGAAACTCGTGATTAATAGGAATCGGAGTAGTTTCGTCCAAAGGCTGAGAGCGAATAGCTTTAAGGGTCATTTTTTGAACAGGAGATAGATTATTAATACTCAGCACATCTTCGAAAAACTCGATGATGTCGTCATACTTAATAATAGAAGCCATGTTGTTTTATCAACCTTTTTTAGCGGGATTACCTTGGCTTGCGGAAAGAATATTCATTGCTTCTTCGACAGTGAGTTTCACGCCTTTTTTACGAGATTCTTGAACAACTCGCATCGCCTCATTAACATCTAAGTGATAGTGAACAACGCTGTCTCTTTTACCGGGCTCTACGCCTCCGTTTTTATGCTTGGCTTCTGCGGTTACGAACTTTTCAAGAGCAGTCACTAGTTTTTGAACTTCCCCAGCAAGTGGGAGCACAGCTAGCCCGTCGTCTGATTTGGCAAGTAAATGCTCAAGCTTAGTGGAGCTAAGAAGAAGAACGTTCATAACTTTTCGAACGGTATTTTCTTTTAGATCTTCGATTTTAACGGACGGATCACGAGTGAGAGCTAATGCGTTTTGAAAGTCAACCCGCATATTGTCGGCTTCTTTTTTAAGAAGCTCCCAGTTTTCTTTATCTCTCCAGTACCTAACGGAGGTAATAGAGCATCCAAACTCTTTGGCAATATCAGTCATGGTTCTGCCGTTAAAGACAAAATCACGCTTAGCGCGAAGACGTTCAGATTCGTTTGAAAGAGAAGGCGCGTTAACTTCGCTTGGAGCTACGTCTTTTACTTCAGCTAGCTCTTCTAACTCCTCAGAAGTATTAACTAAAGTAAGTTCACCTGGTTTTTTTTCGCTCATCTTGAGCTTTCTCCATGCAGCTTAAATGCTGCTCGATTCGAGTGTTATAGGCCTGTCCTAGAGCAGGAGTCCGGCTGTGGTATCTAGTCCACCATTTCCTACCATTCTTGTAATCTATTTTAGCATATCTACTCTTCAGATCTGCAAGAATAGCAAAGGTTTGCTCTACCGCATACTCTTGATTTGTAAGTAGTTTTCCTAGATTTATCTTACGCTCTAAAATGCTTCTGTAGTTGATCTGCCCAAGGCCAAAATCCTTGGAAACGTAGTTTACAGCGTCGAGCTTAAAGTTAGATTCCTGCTTAAATATCGCCACCGCGACTTTAGCACTAATTTTGTACTTTTTACTATTAGAGTGGATAGCTCTAGCAAGCGGAATGGCTACTTGGTCTGCTAGATCAGGAGAAACTCGCTGCATCATAGCCTTAATCTCTAAAATCTCTTTTAGATCAGGCTGAGTTCTAGGAGTACAAGAGCTAAGAAGGATTAGGATCGCTAGAAGCTTCATCCTGGCCTCCTTGATTTAACTTAACAGAAGGTTTATATCTTTTAACCTCTACGGTCACGTCATAACCGTCAAGATACTCTTTTACGGTTTGAACTACTCTCTCTATGAGCTTATCTTTATTAGTAAATAGCAGTTTCCAAAAAGGTAAATAAAGTTTAATCTTAATCCAGCGTTTAGTAAAATCTTGCGGCATAAAATACTCAACGTACTCTACGCCCGGAATAACGTACAAATTAGCAACAATGTTGTTATGTGCTACCGGATTAAGATTAGGATCAATAACTCCAAACTTACGTAGCCAAGAATCTCCGGCTGCGAAAATCTTAGATAGCTCGTCCAAATCCTGTTTATCATCCATGAAGTCAGAATATAACTTAAGCCGGGTCTAGTCAAGAAATAAATCTTACGGAAAGCTGCTTTACTGCCTTTTCAATCATATCCGCTTCAAAATCTTTCGAAACAGAGGCGGAGTGCCCTTTATTTTCTCGAATACGAACTACTACAGCTTCAAGATCTTGCCCAAGACACACCACTGCTAGTACGGTCTCTTTAAGCTCGTCAATTGAAAGACCTTCCGTTTTGCTCACCCACTCGGCCCTATCTTCTTTAGTCATATCCGGAAGTTTGACTTTAAGATAATGATTCCGAGCTAGCTCATCGGGGAACTTGATTTCGACTACACTACTAAAACGGCCAGGACGCCGAATGCGAGCTGGAATTTTCTCAATATTATTCGTGGCAGCCATGTAAATTACGTTAGCTTTTTGAACCTCACCATCAAGAATGCTCAGCATTTGCTCTTCAAAACGTCGAATGGTTTCGTCGAATTCTTCAAAAATTACCATTACCCGCGTCTCAGGTTCAATTTCGGTCAGTACTTTAAAAGCTTTAGGGAGAATCCTGGGATCCGGATTAAACAGCACTACTCCTTGCAGATCAATAACTTTATTGGCAATTCGGTTAATCAGGCAAGATTTCCCAGTGCCTGCAGCGCCCCACAAGATAGCAGAACGTTTGTACAAAAAGCCGTTCTGTTCGAATTTAACCTTGGTTTCTGGAAGCATGAAATGCTCAAGTTCGGCTACCAGAGAGGAGTACTCTTTTGAAGGAAGATCGAGAAGAGAGTCGTGCTCGTTTTTAAACTTTTGAAAGACAACTTCATCACGGTCTGCGTTATAACCAAGCTCATAAATACCAGGAGGCAGTTTGTCATGTGCTTCTAGCTTTACGCGGCCAACGTAGTTATTGTGGTTATCGTGAATATAGTTATTAAGCTTGCTCATTTACCCCTCTTTAGTTTTGGTACTCAAAGAAGGTAACATTTAGAACCAATAAGGTCAAGCTTTTAAAAACGCAGCTCCCATGGCAATAGCATCGCAAATATCCGCATCTTCTGGTACTAATTTAACGTCAAATTTTGTTTGATAATTGGCATTTACCCATCTTTGGGCCAAAACCTTCCAGTTGATGACTTTATCTTTGTTACCGGAATTTCTAGAATTAAGATTGAAAAATTTATCTTCAGTTGAGAGCTTAAGTCCGAGCTTTCCTCTCCAGCCTTTTTTACCGTTAGAGTCCATATAAACAATCTTATTAGTCCAGTCTTTTACTGAGACTCTGATAGCGTCCAAAACGAAGAAGTGTAATGAATCTAAAGCCTTCTGCCCGATTCTACTAATTCCTCTATTTACTTCCTCAACCAAGATGATATCTGGAGAAGTCTCTAGAATAAGCGCTTTTATTTTGGCAGTCATGTCGAGAATCTTCATCAAAGCTGATTCAGGATATTTCATCTTAGAGAGGCCGGGAACTTTGGGATGAATTGCTCCGTACTTTAGTACTTTTTTAGTCTTTACTTCAAACAAAGCAAAGCCAGTGCTGTTGGTGCTTAAATCCAAGCTAAGAACGGTACCGGACTTTGGCGCTTTATTCACGTTTATCTTTCTTAGTCCAGCCCAGTCGCTGAGCTTCATCAAGGCCGTGCTCGTCAATCTTCTTAGTTATCTCGTACTTGTCGTGATGTCGGATCATACGAGACTTGAGATTAGAGGCGTTGTTTTTAGGGAGCTGTACTCCCCGATAATGATCTTTTTTCTCATAAGTTACAGACTCAACAGTAGAGGGAATTACGTATTCCATTTCAGATCCGCACTTGCAAGGGACTTTAATCTCTTTTTTAGACAAAAGAATTTTATCGCTATGCTGACAGGTTTTACAAACGTAAGAATAAATAGGCATTATTTTTTAACCTTATCTGAGTACTTTTTAAGACGAGTTCTATTAGGACAATCAGAGCACTTTCTAAAATACCAAGCTCCATCTCTCCTATCAACCATCACTAGTCTTAGGACTCCACGTCCGCACTCTTTGCAGCTCCAATTTGATTTTTCCTCAACTTGAGCAGCTTCTAGCTTCTCCATCCTGGAATGAGAATCAGCCAATTCTTTTAGATTAGTAAATTTATCAAGATCTATACGTTTAAACTGCTTTCGAAGGGAACTTACTTCCTTTTTAAGCCTGTCGTTTTCTCGCTTTAAACGCTGGAGCTGATCTTCTTCTTTTCCAGAAAACTTCCTACGCTTCATACTTCAGTATTATACCAAAATAAAAAGCTTAATTATTTCATGTACTTTTTCTTAAACTCTTCTAATGCTTCTTTAGTAGCCGGAATCATCCCAGAGGCTGTAGTGTAAACGCTTGAAATCGGCTTGCCATGGGAGATGTGGTTTTTCTTAACTTCAACCTTCGTTTCAAGGCCAATAATTACTTCCTTGCCTTTAATAGTCATTTTAAGATCTCCGATCCGGCGAAGACGGATGTTAAGGACGCAAGAGTAGGGAACGCCATCGCCTCCATAAGGAGTCTCCACAGAGGGTCCATAGCTTGGCATGCTCATGTAGGATTGATTAAGGAGAAGAATTCCGCACCGCTGACGGACTTTGCTCAAAAGAAGGTTAATGCGCTTTGTGAGCGTTTTAAGGGCTTTGGCTGCCTTACCCATAGACTTATCATGTTCTTCAACCTCGTATTCAAGCTCCGAGGTGCTCATGGTATTACCTACAGAATCCACGAAAATAAAGCAATCTTGAGTAGTCATGTCAATTACTTGATCTTCCTCGCCCTCTCGCTCAATTACAAGTCTCCCTGCTGTAAGATCTCTAATAACTTTTTCCATATAGCCGTAGGCCTGTTCAATGTTATCCGCGTGGAACACGAGCATAGCTTCCGGATCAGCTCCCATGTACTTTGACAGACGGTTAAAGTCGAACTTATGCTCCGTCAAAATCAGAATCGGGAGAATGCCTTGTTTTTGTGCAGCTGCAATACCTTGCATTAGCAGTGACGTTTTACCGGCATCTGGCTTTCCGTAAACGTGAGTAATATTGCCAATAGGAAGTCCGGGAAGACCTACCGCATCTTGAAACGCTTCGGGCATTTCAACCCACTTGGAAACCGTAACTTTAGCAATCGTTTCAGTATCGGGGGTATAAGATACCGCAGCTCGGTATTGGTTATTCATGTAATCTTTGAAGTTTCGAGCGAGACTTTTAAGCTGCTCAACTCCAGCGGTTTCTTGAGTTTCAGAAGTAACGTTTTCGGGGGTCTTTTTAGCACTCATAATATTCCTTTACTACTCAATCAATAAGTTCGCGGCGCGCATTAGCGGCCAAATCTTTTAGCATTTCGTGACGTTGATAAAAAGCTCGGATGATACCTTCATACTGCTCCAAAAGCTCTTCGGCATCAATTAGATCTCGTTTTAGACGGCGGATATCAGGATTAAGAGATACTGCAGATTCGATCTCTTTCACTTTTTTACCAGTTCCATCAGAAGAGTAAAGAACATAAAGCTCCGCTTCTTTTTCTTCCAAATTCAGCTTAAAGAGCTTGGCTTTTTTAGAGACCTGTGCAGCAAGAGTGGACCACTTCTTGTACAGGAGTGGCTGATCCATGATCTCTTCATTAAGTCGCTGACTGTCAATTGATAACTCCTTTTCCAAAGGATCAGCTACCATGCTACGCGTTTTAAATCGTGATTCGTTTCCACTTTTCAAGATCGGTCTCCTTGACCACAAACTCTCCGCCATCAATACGGAATACTCGTTTAGGATTAACTACGTTTAAAATGTCAACTAAAATTCTAAAAGTTCGATCAGTTTCGTTTTTACGAACATCGTGAACGTGCAAGGCGATATCTCGCATATTCTCGTGTTTGTAAACACAATTTTTAATAAAAGCTCTAATCATACGTTACGTTTAAGCTGTAAAACGTTATTAACCTCGGTAATTTGAGGTTTTTTACGAACCTCGTAGCCATGATATTCTAAAGTTGCCAAAAGAGCTTTGACGTGAGCCTCCGGAATAGCCGTTACTGAATCTAGCACTTTGTAAAAATTCTGAGCAAGCTGCTCATATTCTTCAAAAAATGCCGGATTAGAGGCGACTAGATCTGCAAGAATTTTAGCCGAATTCATATTTTAGTTCCTCAACTGCCCAGCGGCCCAGACCGCAACAAACCCAGTTAGAATGCCTCCAGCATAATAAAGCCAGCTAGTGGTGGATTTATACTTATCAATAGCTTCCACTCGGTCTTCTAGCTTTAATGAGGTTTCCATCCAATTATCTGCTCGTTTTTGCTGGATCGAAAGATCAACGTCTTTGGCTTCAATTGCTTTATTCAATTTCTCTACTTGAGTTTGCCAATCTTTCTGATCAGCAACTAGCTTACCAACAGTGCGATGACAATCTTGAGAATAAGCAAAGCGACCATCTTCTAACTTAGAAATACCCAAAGAAAAGTCGCAATCAGCAAAACAAGTCTGAGAGATAACAGAGCAAAAGAGGGTCGCTAGTACTTTAGTTTTCATGATTATTTCAGTTTCTCTCCGGTGGAGCAATCAACCAGTTCAGGATCTGCTTGTTCGTTAAACGAGCGGATAGTAACACTGCCTTGCCTCGGCATCATCCCTACCGGAGTAGGAATCAAGAGCGTCATAACATATTTATCGCCGATAACACTTTCAACTCGGCCAAGAACTTGAGTTTTCTTGTCGTTAAAACACTGACCCGCAGAGAGGTGTGCCATACCCTGCCAAACATGACGACCAAGTTTAGCAGAACCAACAGCGACTGCTGCAAGTGCTACCAAAGCCGCAATCGGGAGCAAACGCGCTTTGAGGCTTACAGACTTTTTGTGATGACTACGAGGTTTAGATTTAGTTTTCGACATTTTTAATTTCTCCTATTTTTAATTCAAATTATTATTAATTTGATTTTTTGTACCAATCATCACTGATATCCGCTGCTTTGCGCTCTTCGATTCGTGCGCCAGCAGCCTTAGCTTCAGTTTGAGCGTTTGTTGCTTCCATCTTAGCTTGGTTAGACTTAGCCGTAAGCTCGTCATCGGTTCGTTTTGCTTCATTAGAAACTTTACGAGCGCTTCCGATAAGATAAGACAGAACCAGATCGCGAAATACCATAACCAAGACACCGACTGCAATAAGAGGCAGCAAAACAAAGAACAGAATTCGGTGATTAGTCCATAAAGCTTTGATTTTCTCATCCATTACTGATTCTCCTGTTTATCGGTTTTAGATTCTACTTCGATAGTTTTAGCAGCTGCGTTAGTCTGCATTTTACGGCCAAGATAAGCTGCAAGACAAATACCAAAGAGATAATTGGCTTGTGTAAGGTCTATGTCTCCGAGAAGCTTGGAGATTTTACCAAGCTGTCCCAAAAGAGCGGTATTGAAACTAATAAACACCAAAGTACCCGTCAAAGTAGACTGGCCATTGATGCGGATCATCGGCAGTGGCACTCCGGCATCATTCATCTTATTGATGAAGTCTTTGATCTTTTCCATAATCTGGTTCATTTTTCTCTCCTTACGAACATTTCAAAAAGGCTTTTTTTAAGACGTTTCTGGGCAGTAATGCCTAGAGGCGCTAAAAGTTTCTCGTACTTGCTGATAATAGCAAACGCTTCTGGTTCTGTCAACATGTGCATGTTTTCTTCTAAAACTTCGATCTCGATAAAGCAAGCGCTCTTTTTAGGCTTACCATCTGTCATATCGTAAGTAGTGTAAAATACTAACACTGCGTCTGAGAACTTATAAACGTGGCAGCTTTTTACAATAGAGAAGTTAAACTTCATGCCAGTCAAAGCCAGCTGCTTTTCGATCACGTCCTCTGGGGTATCGTCAATTGCCCAATTATGCTCAATCCTGGAAATATTATTCTTTGATTTGGCAGGTTTATACTTCCAGGTTACCTGCCTACGGCCATTGTCAAGCCCATAAAACGGCTTACGATACCTAGCAAAAGTACCATTAGGATCCCACTGAGGGTTTTGCTTAAACCACCATTCCGGAAACGTAAAATATTTATCAGACCCTTCAACGTAAATGAACTTCTTCTCGTCCGTCACGCTTTCAAGGAGCTGCTTGAAAGTTACAAGTGAATGCTCTTCTAGCGAGTACTTAGTTTCAAACTCAACGTTATCAAGCGTCTTGCTCACGTAATACCTCTTAGGTTACTGGATTACCTTTTTTATCAACGTATTTAAGCCGACTGCCAGGTGCTGCTTTTTTAGGCTTAAGATCAAGGCTTTTAAGTTTGGTTTTCAGATCGTCAAGAGATCCGTCGTTTTTCAAAATGCTATCTTCTGAAAGCTTTGCTTTGATTTTAAGAATTTCAAGCTCAGACTCATGAGTGGCTGTTTTTAGGCGCTCTTCTGCTTCTTCTCGTTCGACGTAGAAACAAACGAAATCATCTCCAAAGCGCTTTTTAAGAAATTCATATTCATTAAGGAAACGAACATCCGTTACGCAATAAACCCCGTTTGGCTTCAAAGCGTCCATTACTTTCTTTTGAAAAGCGGCTTCGATATGCCAATCTTGATAAATACGATCTCGAATGAATTCCTTGCCGATAAACTGCATAAGCTGGCGAGGAGTTTTCATTACTTGATTTTCAATGCCAGCAATGGAAGCTACTCCAGTGCGATACATTAAAGTGCCATCGGGGCGTGTGGGATCAAGAAAAAGTTCACACTCTTTTCGAATCCGCCGCAGAAGTCTGGAAGTAAGAACAATAGGCTCTTTAAGCTCGGTTTCTTTATGAACCGGGTCGTGCATGAGCTGGACAGCAAGTCCTGTAGTTTTAACCAAAATGTTCTTCATTGGGCCTGCAAAACTAAGCTTGCCAGCTGAAATATTCATTTCTCGAAGAAGGTCAGCACAAGTATCTTTACCGCCACCTTTAGGTGCAACAAATGCTACAATTTTCATTTACCCACCTTAGTTTTTGCAGCTTGGTAGCGGGCACGGGGAGAGTCTTTCGAATTGAGAACCTGAATTACGCTCTCTTCTCGATGTGCAATCATGCCTTTTTCATCAACAAACGGTACATTTCGTACTCCAAGGACTTTCTCCTCATAAGAGCGAGTAGCACTAGGAACGAAGCCTGTTTCTTTACGAATACGTTTTGCAGTTTTAGTGTTCATGAGTCCTCCAATGGTTTGTTCTTATGAAGGTACTACTTAAACTTGAAAAGGTCAAGAATAAAAAAGCGGATAATTAGGCCTTTAATGGCTAGAGTTGTGTTTTTAACCAGGCTCTGTCTGAGACTAGATCCTAACAACTCGGGCGGTATCCCTGCGTGTCTTTTCTCGGGCTATCTGAGGCCTAAAAGCTTGCGCCCAGGGCATCTCAGATAATGAGCCGAGAACATAGGCTTTCTTGCCTAATCCACGCCGCTAATTATCCAAGAACTAATATATCAGGTTTTAAGTGAGAAGTAAAGCTAAAAGTTGATGGCTTAAAAACTATCCAATCACATTGATTTGACAGCTTTTAAGCTATATTAGAATAAAATCTATTAGATCGAATAGAAAACGTAAGCAGGCCGGACGCGACCCCGGCGGACTTCATAGCGTCAGAAGTGCACTTCTTGTACGTCTCCAGTGGCGCTATTCTTACCCTAAGGTACTTGCTCACCACAGCTTTCCGTACTGCTGCTTACTTATTTAGATTAACACTCCTGCCACGTCCTGTAAAGCTTAAAATTTAGCCTTAAAAGGGGTGATAATTTTATCAAGAGCTTCCTGCTCATCAGCCTCTTTTACTTGAATAAACCTTAGATCGCCCGTTGCGTGCTTTTCGGTTACTTCAAAAATTTGCTGGGTAGGAGCACTGGACAAAATGCCGATTGACTGAGCAAATCCATCAACGCCAATCAAGCATCCATTGATCATAAGCATTACTCCGGTTTCTAGCATCATGGCAGTAGGGGTATGGACGTGGCCTACTAGAACTCCTGCCAGCTTTTTGCCGCGCTTGCTCATCACATCAGAGGCGTTAAAAGTATTAATCTGCTCATTAATACCTTTGATGTCGATCTTATTACCGGGGTTACCTACGTTGATTACCGTATCGCCGTGAGTTTGCAAAAACAGATGCCCGAGAACGTCCAAAATAGCGTAAGGCGTTTCGGGAATCTGCAATTCTACGTTTTTGTGATCCCGGAGAGCTTCTCGCAGCGCGATGTACAACATTGACTCATAAGAGTCCCATTTATGAACCGTTGCACGATCTTTGCTGGATTTGTGAAACGCTCTACCGTGATTACCAGAGGTACAAACTACTTTTACCTTGCTGAAATGCTGAGCTGCATAACTTACAGCTTGAGTAAGGATGTTAAGCGCTCCTGCAAATTGAGTAGTAAGTAGGTCAACCGCCCATTCTTGATTGTGAATTACTCCAGCTAAGATGTCGCCGTTAATTGCGATCACAAGCTCGGTGTTGTCTCGATATTGAGGTTTGTAAGTAACGATTTGATCCATCATAAGCGCCGTGCGGCGCGCTGCAATAGTCCAGTTAAACTCGTTAATGCTGTCCATCTCTTCTTTAGAAACGTTAGTTCCATAGTGAAGATCTGAGAGATGTGCTACTAGTACTCGTTTTTGACCTTTGTTGCCGGACTTTTTAACAGGCTTAGCAGGAGCATGTACTTTAAGAGGGTTGGCTTTTAATACTTCTTTAAGAACGGCTACGATTTCGTCTGCAAGAAAAATCTCACGACCAATTTGAGCGTTAACTTGATTTCGATATTGACGAACAGCTTTAGTAGCTTCTCCTACTACTGGATTTTTTTCCGGAGGAAAGAAAGTCTTTTTCATCGTCTCAAATCCACCAAGCTTACGAAACTCCCAATCAGAGATTGGCATTTCTACTACATCGCTTGCATAGTAATCTGCTTTGGTTACTTCAGCAGGAAGTTTGCCGGTATCATTGGCTACTTCAATGATTTGCTGACGAATCAGCGCTCCTTTATTTTCCTCTTTTACCAGAGGCTTGTTCTTAACTTTCGGCTCTACTTTTTTAAGTTTTTTAGTCATTAGGTACTTCCTTTAGGTGATTATCTCACAACATTATTTAAATTTAAAGCTTTTGTAAGCTACAAAACCAGTCTATTATTTTGCATCTGCGAAATTGTCCGAAATGATAGGCTCGGCCAAGATTGGTATATCAATTTGGTTTGTTATTCGGTTATTTTCCATGGAGTTTTTGAGAAGCTTCGCTACGAGTTCTGCTTGATCTTCTCTTATAATGCAAGTAATTTCGTCATGTACTTGTAATCCAATCCACCCATCAATTTTATGCTCCCGTAAAGATAATGCTAATTCAATCATGGCGGCATTACAGACATGAGCTGCGGTCATTTGAATCGGAGCGTTCTTAGCATTATTAAGAAGGTTACGAAAACGATAATATTCTTCTTCTCCAAAATCACCAAGATCGTTTTTCATGGCTTTTTTAGTAAAGAGTTTATTCCCATACCTTTGATACATAATTTTAGCTTCAGGAAGATGTCTAATCCTTCCGAATTTGGTTTTAACTATTCCTAAAGTACGAGCTTCAATCTCCTTTTGAGACATGTAATCTTTTAGTCCTGGATATGCATTTAGGTAATTATTAACAGTATCTTGCGCCTCTTGAAATTCGATTTTCATGAGCTGAGCAATACGAAAGGGAGAAGAGCCATAAGGGACAGCCAGGGTAAATATTTTAGAAGACGCTCTGGCTTGTGGATTTACTTTTTTTAAGTAGTTTGGATCTTTCTCATGAGCTGAAACGCCTTCAAGCCCAAATACGTCAATTGCGATTTGAGAGTAAAGATCAAGACCGGCTTGCCAAATATACTTAAGTCCTGCATCTCCGGTTGTCCAAGAGAAAATACGCGGCTCCAAGCTACTGAAATCCGCATTTACTACCTTATATCCTGGAGGAGCAATAAAACCTTTCTTGATGCGCTTATCGTCTCTAGGTAGGGTTTGGAGATTTAAGCCTCCTGCGCAGCTATAGCGGCCTGAGGTCGTGCCAAACTGTAGCATTGAAGGGTAGAGCCATCCATTTACGTTAGTCTCAAGGATGGGCTTTATATACGTATTAAGGAGCTTTTCTTCTTTTTTCAGCTCAAGAAGTTTGGATACAAAAGGAAGATCTGTATAAAGCTCAAGCGAGTCTTTGTCTACTTTTGGTTTTTCTGTTTTCCTAGAATGGGAAACTGGCTCTTTTCCGTACTTTTCGAAAATAAGCCAGGATAAATGGTCATTTGACGCTAAATTGAATACATGCGGAAGTTCTGGATTTGATTCAAGAAAAAGTTCTTTTTTTATCTGCAAAATAGCTTTGCTGGGGATTCTGGGACCTGAATCTTTAGGATCATCAATTAGTTTTTCGACTTTTTCAAGACGAGTAATCCCATCTTCTCCCTTAACCTGCTCTTCTACAAAAGTAGAAATTTGTTTTGGGGAATGGAGAAGCCAATTTAACGCGGGATGATCCGGGTAAGCTGCTGCCAGCGTCTGCAAAGCACTTTTAGCCAGTGTGGGCTTTCCGGTCTTTTTATTTAAAGGAACCGGCAAACTATAATAACGCAGTACGCCTTCGGCAAACTTTCCTGTTCGGGTCTCTTTGATTTTTTCGTCTAGGATCTTGCCTACAAAAGGTTCGATATCCTCTTCAATTGTCTCAAAGATTTCCTGAGTTAGCTTAATTATACCACTTTCTACTTGCTTTTCTAAAGCCTGGAAGTATTTGATATCGCAATAAACTCCATTCATTTTCATCGGAATGGTGGCGAGCTTACAAAGCGGCATTACTTCTTCTTCGTAGAAGAACTTTAGCAGCTTTTCTTTTTCCATTCTCTTATCAAAATAATCAAAAAGCTTGAGAGTGAGATCAACGTCGGCGATACAATACGTACCGATGATTTTAAGATCGCCCTTATAAATATCTTTTTGCTTTTGAGTCCATTTTCCGCCGTTAGCTATCACGGAATCTTTAAGTTCTACTTGCTCTTGGTTTGCGATCTCATCGGCGGTAAATCCGATGTGTTCTCGGTAAAGGTTGGCCACTTCCTTAAGGCCAAAAGGACGCTCTTCATCAATGGTATGCTTCATGAGGATAGTATCCGCATAAAGTGCCGGGGTTAGATCAATGTTATAGCGGTGCCACATAGTCGTAATATCGAATACGGCGTTATGCATTACAAGTTTCTTCTTTAGAAGAATCCTACAAAGTTCCGCTACAAACTCTTTTTCAGTAATAGGATCTAGAATTTCGACTAAGGTTTCCGTAGTTCTGTCGTATTTTCTAAAAGGAATATAAATACCGGAATCAAAAGCGCAAGACACTCCAATCCCAATAATTTTAGCGGTCTTTTCTTCAGCCGAATTTGTCTCGATGTCAAACGCGACTACATCATTTTGAGGGTCTTCAAGGTAGTCAAGAACGCTGTTAAGCTCGGCGGAAGGGTCTCCCGCCAATTCTAGAACGTGATAGTCCTTCTTGCTCGCCATGATCTACCTCTTCATTAAATTTAAGGCCGCGTTCGGGAGAGTTAAATCTATCCCCTTCAAGCTCGTCTACCGTCAGTACTTGGGAACTATCAATAAAATTGTCCACAAACACTTCAACGTTTTTATTTGCACAAAGCTTGATATAGTTATCAAATTCGACCGGGTTAAGCTCTTCAATAGCTCCAGTCTTACCGTGCCACTTAAATACGTGCTCTCCTAAAGCTCCAGAGCGATTTTTAGCGACATATAGATGGAAATATTTATCATTGCCATCAAGTCCTTTTCCGAATGGTCTCCAGCAGTTAATTACTGCCGTTGCGTTTTCTTCCCAAGCGCCAGATTCTTTAGCAACTCGGCTAGAACGAAGGGGGTCGGTATGGTCTCCGTTTTCCCTGCTAACCTGCGCGATAAACATCATGTGGATTTTAGTACGTTTTGCAACATCGTT